GGAGGACATGCTGCTGGATCTTTGCATTATTCTGGATTAGCATTTGATGTTCCTGGGGGACAGTGGGGAGGATCTGGTGCTATAGGATCAAGAGAATATTCTGGGTCTGCAAGAGTAAGAAAAACTTTAAAGGAGTTTTTAGGTGGAGGAAATATTGTAAAATTAGAAAAGGGAGGTCTAACCAAGTCAGGTCCACATTTAGCAATGCTTGGTGAAAAAGGAAAAGAGTATGTTATTGATGCAGATTCAACTGCTGCTATCGAACAAACTTTCCCTGGGTTCTTGGGAGCTATTAATACTGCAAAATATGATCAGGCGATAAATGTATTAAGTAACTTTGCTTCCTATGAATATGGATCTGAGCAAGTTGTTGTGATTGCTGATATGCCATCTGGTTCATATCTTGCAGATAGTGACGATACTGGTTCTGGTGGACTCATATATGTTGGTGGTGATGAAACGGATCCATTTGAATCTTTATATCAGGGTGGGTAAATAGAGATAAGAGGTAATAAACAATGGCAAATCAAATAACATCTAAAAGCGCACAACCATCTTACATAGAAAAATTTGATATAGTATCAAATAAGAGTCAAGGAAAAACTGTGAGTGTTGTAAATGGTGCTATTCGCCTAATGTATTATGAAAGTATTCTTCAAGATACGATTAGAGTAACTTATACTTTTGCTGATACTGGAAATACTATTGACAACAAAACTGCTCTTGAAGGACTGCCAATAGTTGGTCAAGAAAAAGTCACATTAAAATTTAAAGATAATAATGAATCAGAATTGAACTTAACGATGTATGTGAATAAAGTCACTCCTTTGAGTGATGATACAACTAAGTCTATGATTCAATTGGAACTTGTATCTAAAGAGTTTATTCTAAATGAAAAGATTAGACTAAATGAAAGATTTGATGGAAAGATATCAGATCATATTAAGAAAATTTTAACAGCACAAAATTATCTTACAACAAAGAAAAAAGTAGATATAGAAGAAACCTCAAATAATTATAACTTTATTGGTAATAATAGGAAACCATATTATGCAATGAATTGGTTATCTAAAAAATCAGTCCCTAATTTTGAAAAGGCAAAAGGTAATACTGCTGGTTATTTTTTCTTTGAAACATCTGAAGGATTTAAATTTAAGTCTATTGATACATTATCAAGTCAAGAAAAGAAAAAGTCTATAATCTTTAACCAAACACCAGATTCAAGAGGAGATGACATTCCTTCTGGGTATGATGTCAAAGCCCTTGAATATTCAAAGGACAATCGTGTTGATGTTCAAGAGAAACTTAAAATGGGCGCATACTCAACAAGAACAATATTGTTTGACCCATTCACTTGCTATTATGAGGTTGTTGTTCCAAACGCTAAAGAGATAGAAAAAAAGAACGGCATAAAGAAATCTGGAAAAGAACTACCATCTTTAAATCCAGAATTCAATAGAACTGGTGCCAATAAAGATTTTTCAAGAACAACTTATTATCTTCTTGATAAAGGAACACTTCCTTCTGGAGATAATGCTCAACAACAAATTGAAAAATCAAAGACTGAAAATTTTGAATATAAAAATATTTTGAATCAGTCTATTATGAGATATAACCAATTGTTTTCTATTAAGAGTACAATTACTATACCTGGCGATTTCTCTTTACATGCCGGAGATGTTGTTTTTTGTGACGCTAAACAGTTGTCAGAAAATGATGAAGAAATTAATAAGGAATATGGAGGTCTATATATTATAGCAGATTTATGTCATTATATTTCACCAAAAGAAACCTATACAAAATTAAACTTAGTAAGAGATTCTTTTGGTAGAACTGGAAACCACACATCTGGTAAAATACCATTATGACAGAACGTACTCTTCAACAACATATTAATGATGACCGTGATGAACTTGATAATCCAAATACAAATGGGCAACGTAAGCGTCATTTGCAAGATGAGTTAGGAAGTTTGGAACAGTATCAAGCAAATCATCCGGACGATAATCATGATCCAACCCCATTAGAATTGTATTGTGACGAAAATCCAAGTGCTCTTGAGTGTAGAATTTATAATGATTGATAACTAATGGAAGGCGGATCCTTATTCAATCCCGGATTTCTTGGGGCACATTTTAATTGGTGGGTTGGGCAGATTGCCAGTGATTCAACTTGGCGAGATAATATCTTATCGGGAAAATTTGAAAGTAAAGATCAAAATTCTGGTTGGGGATATCGCTATAAGGTTCGTATTATAGGATTGCACGATCAAGGAGAAACTGAAATATCTTCAGATAAACTTCCTTGGGCTCAGGTAATGTATCCTGTGACTGGTGGTGGCGGACAAGCAAATGCCACTGCTACAGCAAACCTAAGACAAGGAATGATGGTCTTTGGGTTTTTTCTTGATGGCCAGGAACAACAAGTTCCCGTCATTATGGGAGTTCTTGGAAACAATATACAGACTTCCTTATCAACAACCATTAAAGATAACCGAGTTACAAATACTCAGCCTGGAAGTCTTGCGACAAGTGGAATTGCAACTCCTGCGGATGGGAACAAAGATCCAAATATAAAAGTCCCTGATCGTGGGATTGAAATTAATAAACCAAAATCTCCAGAACAATCAGATGAGTGTGCTCCTGCTCCTCCTGGAGTTTCGGTAAATCAGTTTGGACTAAGATCTGATAAACCTCTTTCTAAACTTCAATTTAGAGATCAACAGAGTGCTCTTGCTGAAGCTGAATCCAGAGGACTAACAGGAACTGCAAGAAGTGAATTTGTTCAAAAGGCAGTTGCCGCTGGAATTAAAGCAAGGTGTGAAGCAGCAAATTCACCAACTTCCCCTTCACAACCTGGTGCTACAATTGAAAGTGTTGATGGCGTACATAAGGTAACTAAAGCTTGTATAGTTTCAAACGAATACTATCACAAGAAAACTGCATTAATGTCTCCTTGCGATAAAGTCAAGTCTGCACTTAAAGCAATTCAGACAGAACTTGATAATTTGACAAAAGATATTGATAAAGTTTTAAATGCTGCTCAATCATATATTGATGCTGTTTCAAATTTGATTGGATCAATTCAAAGTTTGATTTCTAGATTTGCATGTATTCTTGCAAAATATATGAAGATAGTCTTTGATAAGATCATGGAATATGTGCTCAAACAAATTAACAAGGGACTTGCACCTACGGTGGAACAACTGCCGCCAAATATGAGATACATGTATTTTGATATTAAGGAAACCATTACAGAATTAATTACATGTCTTTATAATAAAATTTCTAATAATCTTTGTGCTTTGATAGAAGGTCTTTTAAACAAAAAAATTAAAAGAGAACTTCCTGAAAAAGATGGAAAATCCAAAGCACCACGACCACCTATTTGTTCAGTTGAAGAATTTGCTGGAGAATTGATATCATTAAATATGAATGAGATGAATACTACGGTAAATAGTATTTTGGATAATGTAAATAAGTTTTTAAGTGATATCCAAAATACTCTTGGAACTGTTTCGAGTGGTATCGGTAGTGTTAAGGATTTGATTGGAGGTATAACTGGTAGTATCACTTCCGCATTAAGTTTTGAAAATATTAAACTTAATGTATTTGGGTGCGACTTAAAACCAAATTGTGCCGCATCGGATTATTATACAATTCATAGTGGAAGTGGTGCTGCTGAAGATCCGCAACAACCAAGACCGGCACAAGTTGATAAAGCATCTCAACAAACTACTGCACCACCACAAACCACTGAAACTCCATTTGCGCAACCAAGTCAAAATCAAAGTGATATAATTACTGATATAACTAAAGGATCTCAATTTATTAACCAAACTGCTCAGTTCATAGGGTCAATATAATAACAATGTCTTTTAATTTATTTGGTTCAGCATCACAAGATGACATTAGAGTTGGATATATTCATCCTTCTCTTGGATATGTTGATGGAGTTTCTGTTTGTGAAGCAAATGATTATGCTAAAGATAATCCAGGGACAACTTTTGTCTTTAGAGATGGCGATAACAATATTAGATATTTGAATATTAATGAAGTCAATTCATTAACTCCAAATGATTTGACTGCAAAAAACGGTGAGTGTGGTGGCATTCAGGAATATAAAGAGTGTGGTCCGCCAATAATTCAATTTTTTGGTGGAGGTGGAATTGGTGCAGTAGGTAATCCAGTTATTGGTAGAGATGGATCTTTACTTGCGGTTGATGTTGTAAGTGGTGGGCATGGATATCAATATCCTCCAATTGTTGCGGCGAAAGATAATTGTGAGATTGGTAACGGTGCTGTTTTAACTGCCATTCTTGGTGAAACTGTTGATGAAATAGAGGTATTTGAGGGAGAAGATGATTTTGAAGATTATGAAATATGTGAAGATACTGATGTTGGATATGGTATAAGATATGGTCCTAATGGAGAAGTGTTGGGTCCATGGGAACCACAAACCTATACCAGAGTTGGTGCTGACCCAATTCAAAGAGAAATTGAGATATTCCAAAAAGCATTAAAGAAACCCTTCTGGACTACAAGAGAAATACAACCAGACAGGGTTTTTACTATTGAAAAATCATATGCAACTCAAGATACTACAGCAGTAACTTTCCCCGACTGGGGAGAATTTATGAATAATTATGCTGTTTCTCCCGTCAAACCATCTAATGTTACTGGAAGTGATGAGGCAGGAAGAGTTTTTTCTATGGAATGGGAGTTAAACTTTCCCATTAGTGGTGAATATATTT